TGAGGAAGATGTTAGGATGTTTAAATAGAACTACTTCTCACAATACGCAATAGAAACATTATTGCCATAATATTAAAAAGAGACTATTGGGTTTAGTGCTGAAAATACAATGTTGTGGCTGAAACAGACAAAAAGCGGTGAGATGAAGGCCAAAAGATTGATAGACTTTTTATAAAACATAGATGTTAGACATATAAACGATATTAACTATCATTTGAAGTCGGAAGCAATACTAAAGCAATTTGACAAAGAGAGTGACACGATTAATTATCAATAACAATAGAAAATAAGACCAATATTGTGGAACAATTATGAGATTGCAGCACTATTTTGTCCAATATTTAATGAGGTAAAATAGCGATTAAAAGATTGTTTAGCTAGTGATGTAATATATATTGATGGGATGTCTCCAATGGAATTAAATAGACGCATATCATAATATGATGGTAGATATTTTGTTGAAAATGATCTAACTAAACAAGACAGATAAACAGATGAACCGTTAATCAATACAGAGATGGAAATATATAAAATGTTAGGGGTGAAACCAGAAATACTGTTATTGTGGAAGACAATACACATTAATTGGATGATGAGAAGTGACTTCACTAAATGTTTAGGGTAGTTTATGAGATTAAGTGGCCAAGCAACAACTGCGGTTGGAAACGTGGTAGTAAACATGATAGTGCATAATAGATTCTTCTATGGCAAGCCAAGAATGAAATTGCGACTATTTTTGGGTGATGATAGCATATTTTTATCCAATCACAAAATTGACACTAAAAGTTTGAGGAAAGATATAGCGGTATTCTATAACATGCAGTCCAAAGCTGTATAGCACACTGGCTATGGCACTTTTTGCTAGATGTTAGTGTATAGAACAGATTGCGGTATATAAGTTGGACCAGATTTTGTAAGAATGAGAAAGAGATTTGAGGTGCAAAATACTGATAAATTGATGAATAAAGAGAAAAATGATGCTAGAAATATGTCGTATATATTTATGGTGGGCGATTGTGCTGCTAGTAGATCAGTTTGTTAACAACTAGGATATACGTTAGATTTAGTCGAGTGGTACAATGTAGTGAATTTGTTGCCAGCATTGTGCGACAAATGGAAAATGTCTGATAATTAGATACTAGATAATTGTGGATAGTTGTTTTAAATGATGTTATAAAATAGAAACATTATACATAATTTTTATGCTTTTGATAGAGATTCGTTTTATAATTCGAAAAGGAGGAAATG